TCAGTCCCTCGTGCACCTTCTCCGCTCCATCATACACGATGAGTCTCCGCTCTCCTTTAGCGTTTCGAAGCTGCGCGTTAACCTTATTGTGTCTCTCCCGGACCTTCGGGTTGGACAGCGGGACGGCCATCCTCCATTTGATCGAAGTTCCGTTCGTACGCTTGGCGTTCGATAGCCAGTTTTTGATGATCTCCCAGTCGTTGTGTCTGCTCCTCGTATCCCGATGCTTACCCGTTGCGTCACCATTGATCACGTAGGTGGTATCGGTATCGAGGAGCCCGCGTCCCATGCACTCTTCGAGCATGTCCTCGGTTCTCAGTCCTTCGACTACGCAGTCGGCGTAGACGTGAAAGGTTTTGTCCTTTTGCGTGTGCTGGAAGAAACAGGTGGAGAGCGGCTTTCCGTCGCCGATGTTAAAGTCCCAGCACCAGTGGATCTCCTCTGCCGGATTGATCTCGTACTTCGCTCGTCTACGGTTCATGTCCGTATCGTACTGATGATAGATCATCGCGGTGCGGATCGGTATCCACTCGCCCTCCCCCATGCGGAGCCATAGCTTAGGATCCATCGACTCCTTTAGCGACTGGACATAGGAATCTGGGAGAAATGGATTGTCAGCGGTCTTCGATTTGTACACATGCCGCCGGGGAGAGTCGGACATGAAGAATCGACGATAGGCCCAGTGCTCCGGATCGTCTGGGTTGGTCGCTGATACAAGGACGGACTCCGGAACATCCCGCCGGCGGCCCAGGCGATTGTATATCTCCGTGTAGAATTCCTCGTCGTCGTTCTCCGTGAGCTCCTCGATCACAAACATGGTGAATTCGTGAGACCTGAATTTCTTATAATGCTTATCGGCCCACGAGAACGGGCGGATCACGGAACCGTTCGGGAACGTGAACCTCCCGGTAGTTCCGTGAAATTCCACGTCGACGGCTCCATCACAGTGAAGCCTTGTGACCTCGAGGAGTGTGTCTCTTAGATCCTTTTGGACTCTTCTCCCAACGCCTACGTGCGCGCGCGGGTAGATCAGACAGTGCGTGACCATGAGATGAGCGAGTAGAAGCGTCTTCGCCGATCCGACGCTGCCCGATAGCATCACCTCGTGGGTGCCGAGGCTATAGTCGAAGTTTCTTCTGATATCCCTGATCACGTCCCACTGTCTTGGGAGTGGGACAAAGTCAGTGATCTTCGGGATCGCGTCGCTCATTTAAACTGGCCGGGCCAGAACCTGACTCTCGTGTATTTTCCGGCAGCATCAGTGACCGTTTGCTCATGATAAAGGTTGTACGTCCGATACATTTTTCCGAAACGTGATCTGAATTTGGCTTTCAGTCTGATCACGCTCCACCCGTAGGGTAGATTTATGATTTTCTCGTAGATCCACTCTGCTGCCTGACTGCTCACGATGCCTCCTCTGGCGTTACGTCTCTGGCGGCCTGGGCCGGAGGCGCCTCGAGAGAATATCTGAGCTGCACGGCTGACGTTGGTTGCGCGGTGACGCTGATGTTGTCAGACCATCCGTTGATGTTCTTTAAACAGAAGATCAGGGCAGTAACATTATTCTTATTTAGAGCCATGTCGATCGCCTTTTGAGCCAGAAGGTTCTTGGTGTGCGACATGTTTTTATCCCTAAACTCATCGAAGGATAGTCCCCAGTACCTTTTGATGTATCTAATTAATGGCTGAATACCGACATCGAAATATCTGGCGGTGACCTCGGCGGTGGGATATGTCCACATGAAATTCTGTAGGCGTTGGGCGGTGATCTGGTTGGCCTGACCGTTCCTATTGCGAGTTTTAAGCGGTGGAGGCTCAAAGCTCTTGGGCGCTGGCGGTACATTGCCAGCTGCTTTCTTTAGCTGATCGATCATTTCAGATGTAGGAGGCGCCGACTGGCTGGCATCACTGGCCATGTACAATTTGTCGGTTGATTCTACTTTTGTGTCAATAGTCCAGTCTGGGAGGCCATGAGTGGGAGCAGAGAGAGTGATCCACCTGATCCGATGTGTAGACCATCCGCTATCCCTAGTGATTCCCTTGGTTTGAGTGCGATCAGTCGTCGGTGAGAGTGCCAGATCACAGCATCCTCTTCGCGATACCAAATGAGATATCCTGAGGCTGCGACGTGGCGTCCACATTGGTTTAGGTAGTGCAGCTGATGTTGCTTTATTGCCGAGTGACCAAAGCGGCCCGACTCGATGGTCTTAGCGTCAAAGACGATGGATCTGCCGAGATGAAAGGCACAGAAGTCGAAAGGGGAATGGACGCGGATCAGTTTCGTCTCAAAACCCTTCGGTCCTCTCCATCTCTTTGTCTGGCATCCATCTGGTATTCGTACGATCGCTATGCCGTCTCTGGATCCTGACGAGAGGATGAGGTGCTCGAAGGCTGAGCCTATCGATTTAGCCTTAGCTCCTGCGCGCATTCTGCGGATCGTCGCCATATCACCTCCTCGAGTGCCGATCTCAGTTCAGAGACTAGACCGAGTGCCTCTATGATAGGCAAGTTGATTTGGCCAGATATGGATATGTGCATGTCCTGGTTTCGAATTTTGAACTCAGACACTACTTGTGTTCGATTTGGGCCAGGAGACGAGAGCAGGATGTGGCCGTCCTCGCTCTTTGGGACTATCATTTATCTGGCGGCTCCGATGGGAGGTCCTGGTCTCCTGCATGGATGCGCGAGTGTTAGGCAGTTCCCCTGTCGGTGTCCGCCATTTATCACATCCGCCTCGATGCTGCAGCGATCACGATCACCATCACGACAGTAAAAAAGACTCCCATGGTGGCGCCCTGAAATAAGTATGAGATTTCTCCGGCGGTAGCGTACATATGTCCTCCCCTACTGTTTGTCCTCCAGTCTGATATTCAGAGGCTCATCCATCATAGTGATCGCGGACTGCATCACGTGGTCCATTTTGGAGAAATTCTTAGCCATGATCAGGCAGATGTCACGGATAGAGGCGATCATGCGCGAGGTGAGACCGATGGCCACGAGTCGTCGATCTGGGTCTGGGATGGTGGTCTCATCGGCCCGGAATTTGACCATGGCCTGCTTATCTCGCCAGGTCTCGATGTAGGCGATTGACCATGATGGATCGACGCGGAAGAACCACTCGGCGTACTGGTCAGACGATATGGCCACGGCTCCGGCCAGGTCGTATTTTTTTAGAGTCTCCTGGATCTCAGCTTTGGCCGCCGCGATCCTCTGGTCCTTCGGCTCCGATTTTTCTTTCATGCGGAACAAACCCCTGCGTCAGTCGTCGCATCATGGCTCTGGCCCTGGTGCCAGCATCCTCGATCACCCTCGATGGTCTCCTCGATCCGTTAGACTGATCAACATGAGCTATATAATTCTGCGTCGAGGCATAAAATTGCAGGGCCTTCTGGCTCTCATCCAGCATATCGACGAGGCCACGGATGAGTACGAACTCGAGGCTATGGACCGATCTGCCCTGAGACTTTAACTGAGCCTCGATCCTGGTTATGTAGGCCCGCGTATCGGCGACGGTAAAGCCACGATCGGTCAGCGGCGGTTTTGTGATCAGCTCACTCATTTTACCTTCTTTCTGATCGGATCTGCTTTGGTCTGCGCTACGGCGGCGGCAAATAGTTTCTCTAGCTCGATCGCCGCTCTCGATACGTCGGTGAATGGGTTCTCACAGCCACCGTCGGACATCCAGTCGATCTGGCTCTGGAGCTCATAGAGCCTTAGAATTGTTTTTGCCGGGATCTCCCACATACAGTCTTTGTCCCAAAACTCGATATGCTCGTAGATCCGATGATCGCATGAGACGAAGGCCGCTCCGATATCGTTCATCAGAGCCTCGCACTCGGAGGCGCTCTGGGCCTGGATAAACCGAAAATGCTCACCCACGCTGATTCTCCTTCCACTCCTGCTCGATCTCTCGATCCGTACGGATATTTTTCGCCTCGGCGGATAGCCATGCGACGAAGGTTAAGAAATCTGAGGCGCGAAATCTAAACTCGTCCGGAAATGTCTTTCCTTTTTCGGTGATTTGAAAATCTACCCATGCCGGTCTCATCTCTCTCTGTCTTACAGATATTATTAATATATCAGTCTCGAGTGTGGTCACTTCCGCATCTCCTCCTCGCGGGCTTCACCGTACATTTTGATGTCTTGTTTTTCGCACCAATCAAGAATCATTCGCGCCGTTTCCTGAAGGCGATCTATTCTTTTCTTGTATAGTTCGATTGCGTCTAGACACTCGTAAAATTCTAGCCGCGTTCCGGCCACATTTCTTGCGAACCACTTCAGCTCTCTCGCCTGCTC